GGGTGACCTTGACCGACCCGCCGGGAGTCGTCTCCACGGTCGCTCCGGGAACCGCCAGCGCGATGTTCTCGGGGGAGTACTGGGCCATCGTGAAGACCCAGGTGGCGCTGGTCGAACCGGCCTGGTAGCGGATGGGGCGCAACCGCTCGGCGACCTTGATCTCCTGCTTCTCCGTGGAGAAGGTGAACTCGTGGCCCGATGTCGTGAAGCCCACCTCGGTGTAACCGGCGGGCAGCACCTCATCGAAATCTGCGGGGAGGGCGGTCCCATAAGGAGCGAGCAGAAGCACGCCTGGGCCGGTGGATACTGTGGATTCGGAACCGATGGGAGACGCCATGATCACTCCTTGCAGTAGAGCCGGTGCTCTGGCCTAGTGTTCGGAATAACCAGCGGGGGCTATTCCGCGATACAACTGTTTCTCACAATAGCGCGGATTCCCGTGCGGATACCGTAGATATAGCGGTGACGGAATATCTGGGCTGCCCATCGACATCAGGGGTCCAATTGATCGCCTGCACCGTCGATCCACGGAGCCAGGCGTCCCTGTTCAGCGCCACCTCCCTGGTGCGCCGCAGGGTGTCGGCCAACTCGGTGGCCAGCGCGAGCGCGGCGCCCCGTCCCCGGCCCCAGCACATGTAGATCATCACGCAGTCGTCCAGGGGAACCCACTGCGACGGGGCGCCCCCCGCCCGGAACATCGTCATGTGCGTGGCGTCCTTGCCGCCCGAATAGTCGGCGTCGATCTTCCTGGCGTCGTTGCCTACCAGCGCCAAAATGCTCGGGACGGTTCTCAGGTAATCCCTGATCGCGAGTTCCGATTGCGGCATCGCCATGGTCATCTCCGATTCCGGAACGCTGCGGGGGTGAGAAAAGGCGAGGCACGCATCTTGGAGGTGCCGAATTCCACATATCGCGCATAAGGGGCGTCGAACACGACGGACACCGTCTTGCCGTCGTCCTCGATATGGCCGGACTCCTTGAGCCGCCCGGTATCGACGGGGGCGTGCATCCTGGCGTCGGCCAGGATGTCCTGCGCGACCCTGCGCTGGGCGTCCTTCGCCATCGCGGCCACGGCGAGTTCGGCGCGCTTCTGGTCGTACCAGAACTTCGCCATCAGCGCTCCCTGATGGCGAGCCACGCAGAGGTGTGCGGCAACGGACCAAGCACCTCGTCGGACGACTGCACGACATATTCGGTGTTGTTGGAGACCACGATGTCACCGGCGCGCAGGTCGATGGGGTCGCAGGTCAGTTTCCGGCGGGTGGTGGACACGTTCCCGGACATCGTTGACACCAGGGTGCCCGCAGGTTCCGACAGCACGGCCCTGACCCCGCTGGCGAGCACCGATTCCGTGGCCGTGCCGTAGGCGTCCTCGGACTCGGTGATCCGGATGGCGTCGATGGCGCATGTGGCGTAGGGGATCACACCGACACCCACATCGGTCGCATCGGGGTCCGATCCGGGTCTCCCAGGAACGGGCTGGCGTACATGGTCCTGGCGGTGATCCGGCCCAGCGCCACCCGCGCCATCGGAGCGATCAGGGACGCCTCGGTGGACGTGCTGGCATAGGTCACGGACGCGTCGCCGGTTCTGACGCTGGTGGCGTTCGGCACCTGGGACGGACCGCCGTTGGCCATCCACGCGGCTTGGTGGGCGATGGCGACACCGGTCCAGTAGCGGGACCGCTCGGAGAGTTCGTCCCATCTCGCATCGATATCGACACCGATGAATGTGCCGATATCGAATTGCGCGTGCAGGCTGTCGTCGGCGGACACGGCGACGTTCGTCCACAGGAATACCGCATCGGTGGCCACCACCGGCTGCGGGGGAGGCTGCGCCGCCACGACGGTCACATCGACGGTGCTGGTGATCTCCAAGACATCGGGGTTCACCGATGTCAGTTCGACCTGGAGTTTGTGCGTCCCCGCCAGATCGAACGCGGAGGGGACGGGCCAATCGCACTGGACGGTCCCCTCCGCCGCGTCGAGGATGGCGGTGCTCAGGTCGATCCCGGCGCCATCAGGGGTCCAAAGAGTGCCGTGTGGGGTGTAATTCGTGAGATTCCGTGGCTCGCCATCGGCGTCAAGAATTGTGATAACGGCAGGATCGAGCGGCGTAGATCCACAAACAAACGGCCCAATTGTCATTGGTCGGCGCTCCTTCCCGCTGCCTTTACACTAGACGGCGGCGGATCGTGGTGAACGATCTTCACGGCTTGGTGTGGCCAGCAAGGGTAAGCCATGGCAGGCATCGGTGTGGTGGGGCACGCCACGGCAGGAGCGGCGCGGCGGCAGGGCGGGCGGGGAAACCTGTCCGTCCTCATCGCTGCACGGGTCCAACGCTACCTGCGGAAGCCCCTATCCGGACCGATCCCCGCACGTCCGCCGTGGTGGCGGTGGCGTCCTCGCTGCTGACGATTGCTACGCCCTCCCAGCCGTGCCGCTGCTTCTTGAGCAGCCACGCCAGGTCGATGGCCCTGATCGGGGAGCGGGCCTCGGCGTGCTGGAAGGAGCCGGACCCGGTGGCAGTGGTGGCCGTGATGGTGCTGCTGGCCCCGGCGTGGACGATGAGGGCGGCGTCGGCGATGGCGATTGTGGCGATCCCGCCGGATGCGCGGGCTGCGGCCCTGCCCGACGCGACGGCGGCGGCGGCGGCGATGACCGGGGATTCGGCGTCCGCCAGGTTCGGGAGGCACAGGTTCGCGGACTGCGCCACCGCCACAGCGCCGATCGCGGTCGCGACGACGGCGGCGGGGGCCGAGGCCGTTTGGTGCCCCATGAGCGTGCTGCTGGCCTGGGCGGTGTGGGCGACCTGCGCCGCCGCCGCCTGGGAGGCCGTGATGGTCGTGCTGGTGCGCGCGGCCCTGGTGGTGGTGGCGGTGGCGGTCTGGACCGTGGTCGTGGTGCTCGGGATTCCCGTGGCGTACCGGGTGGGGACGGCCTCGATGCCGAACAGGACGGTGGTGGTGATGCCCGCCTGGGCGGTGCCATCGGAGGTGGCGGTGCTGGCGGTGATGTCGTCGTCGAACCAGGACTCGACGGTCCCGAAGTCCCAGCCCCGGATATCGAACTCGGGGACGAATATCTGCGTCAGCGCCATATCGTCACCTATGGGCCAGCGCGGCGTTCGTGTCGCGGACGATATCCGCCAAGCATGATTTGGCCCTCATCAGCAAAATCTCTGTCAACTCCGGGCCGAGATCGGCGGCGTAATTCTCAAGAATCCACAAACATGCCCGGAGTTGCTCGTATCTCGTCACAGCAACTCAATAGCATCGATCAACGGAACGATCACCCAGAGCAGCAGGCCCACAGGCACCAGGGGCACCCGGCTCTCCACACCCGCCGCTGCCAATGCGAAGCAAACAGCCGCGAGCACCAGCAGCACAACATCAACAACGTCCATCAGGAGCCTCCATCCACATCATCGGGATTCCGCCGACTCTCGACCCACTCCGAGATCTCCTGCGTCAGCCACACGCCGAGCAGCAGCGACCCGAGGACCAGCAGACCGATGCCCTCCTCGTCGGCTACCTTCAACTTCGTCCACAGCCCCGCCAAAAACAGAACCACCCCGAGGACCAACGGCACCCTCGTCCAGAAGCCATTCATCAGCCCACCACCGCCCAGCCCTTGTCGGTGGCGATGGACTTGTCGCAGGTAGCGGCGCCCGGCGCTCCTGTGATCGTCACCGTAGCGCCGCCGGAAGCGGTGGCAAGACCGGCGAACATCCGTTCCAGCGCGTGGTCCGGCATCGAGGTGTTGGCGACGGAGAAAGAGTTCTTCGCCCCGAGCAGCCCGAACTCGCGGATAGCAGGGGAGTTCGTGGTCAGATTCGTGAAGGTGGCGGACGCGTGCTGCGCCGTCACGGACGCGACCATCACCAGGGAGGGGCATTCTTGGAAGGCGCCGTCCCACGACCCGCCAGTGCAGGTGATGCCCCCGGACACCGCCTCAAGTTTCGGGCTTCGATACATCCAGTAGTACTGCTCGGTGATCGTGATCGGGGACAGCGCCCATAGGTGCCGGACGTTCGTCTTGTTCCCGAAGTTGTTGTGGTGCCCGAACATGGTCAGCCCGCCGCCGGTGGCGACCTCCGCGATGGCGCAGGTGGCCGTCGTCCCGGTCAGTGTGAATTCGGTGCCGGTCGGGTGGGTGATGGTGGCGACCACCTGCCGCTTGCCCTCCGATGTCTCGTTGGCGGGCAGGGCGGAGCCGGTGTACGTGTGGCCCATCACCGCGTTGGCACCAGCGGCGACGGGTCCGCCGCCGTCGCCCCAATCGACGGTGCCAGCCTTGCTGAGCATGAACGAGCACGTCCCGGTGGCGCCGTCGGCGACATGCGACAGGATCTGCGTCGCCAGTTCCCCGGCGGCGATGGTCGGGGGCAGCCAGTCGGTCGGCCGGGTCCATTCCGGGACGGCGGTGGTGAATCCCCATGACACGTCCGACGCGGCCATGCCGTCGAGGCTGACGACCCCTGTGACGGACACCTGGATCGCGGTACCCGACGGGAACGGCGCGTCCGAGACGTGCGTGATGGTGGTTCCCGAGGTGGTGGTGCTGCCCGAAGACGCCGGGACGGTGGTGATGACCGCCCCTGGGGATACCCCACGGCTGTACGTCACCGAGATGTCCGTGTTGGCAGCGACGTTCGTGGCGGTGTCCGCAGGATCGAGGGACACGATTGTCGGCGGCAGGATCGGCGCCCCGCCCGCCGCCGCCCAGTGCGCCTTCACCCGGTCCTGTGTGAGCGCCCGGTCGTAGACGGCGACCTCGGCGATGCGCCCCTGGAAGTGATGGGTGTTGCTGGCGTTGTACGCGGCGGCGCCGACCACCATCGGGGAGTCCGATCCCGGTCCCAGCATCGGTGCGCCCGGTGCCGATGAGACGACTTTGTAGGTCAGCAGACCGTTGACGTACATCTTTGTGAACCCGTCGGCGGCGTCGTAGGTGACGACGTAGTGGTGCTTCCCGCTGCCCATCTGGTCCGCCACCGGCTCCGGGGCGGTGGATTGCGCGTTCGCGCCGGACGGGCTGGTGTAGATGTTCGCCGACAGGTTGTTGATGACGTTCGATTTGAACGCGATATGGCACCCGGCGGTGGTCTTGTTGCTGGCGAGCAGGGTGCGCCACCAGGCGACGTTCGACGCCAGGTCCGCCCAGCACTCGAAGGTGAACGCGGAGTACGGCCCGGCCCCCATGAACTCGCTGTACGTGGTGCCGAGTTGCAGCCCGAAACTTTTCCATTGCGCGATCGGCAGGTTGATCCCACCGGTGGGCCAGGTGGCCGAATTCCCCTCGCCGTTGGGGAGCAGCGATCCGCCGCCGCCGTTGACGAGGCTGCCGAACTGGGTGGCCGGTCCGCCGCTGGCCTCGGCGAACGGCGGGTCCGCCTCGGTGAGCCGCCAGTAGCCCACCGGTCCGTCCGCGAGCACCGTCTCGGGGTAGGTGAGGGCCGGGGGCGAACCACCCTCCGCCTTGTACCAGACCGTGCCGTCCCAGACGCTGGCGGCGCTGCTGCTGCGCCAGGCAGATCCGTCCCATATCTTGGCGGTGGTGGCGCTGCGCCACGCCGATCCGTCCCATATCTTGGCGGCTCCGGTCACGGGAATCGGCAGAACCGGGGGTCCGTGGGCGGGATCGCTGCCGTCGGCGGCGTACGCGGCGTCGATCAGCATCGGGCCATCGGAACCGCCCCGCGACTGCCATTTGGCGAATTGGGGGTTGCTCCACGTGCCGCTGGGCACCGGCCCCAGCGTGGTCCCGGTGGCGCTGATCCAGGTGGCGCCATCGACCAGGAACTCCATCCGGCCGGTGCCGGACGGCCCCGGCTTGATCATGCCCTCCACGAAGTACCAGATCCCGGTGGCGAACGCCTGGGTCGAGGTGGCGATGGGACTGCCGGACGACCCGTAGGCGGACACGGTCCCGTTGGCTTGGATGTAGAAATTGTGGGTTCCCATGTTCGGGAGGATCAGGAACCCCCCGGTGCGGGAGTTGATGTTGTTGCCGAGCCACTTGACCCACGCCCCGGCCCGCAGGGCGGCTGGCTTCGCGGTCCCCGGCGGGGGCACCACGAAATACGCCGGATCGGGGCTGGCGGGGTACGCGTTGGCTATCTGGCTCACCAGCAGGGCGTTGCCCTCCCTGCCGGGAAGGTAGACCCCGGCGGGATCGGTGAACCCGGTGGTGGCGTCCTTCGCCTCGCAGAAGGTCTTGTGGTAGAAGCCCATCAGACTTCCTCGATGAGCAGCGCCGCGATTCGTTGCGCGTCCGATCGCACCTCCGCCATCTGCGCCAACAACCCGTCCACCTGCTGCTGCAACGCGGTCCCCGCGCCGGTGTTCACCCAGATCAGGCCGACCACCGGAGCGGTGGGGGCGGTCGGGGAGAACACGTACGTCGCCACATTCACGGGCGATGAGCCTGCTGGTCCGGTCGCGCCAGCAGGTCCGGTCGGGCCGGGGACGGTGGAGGCCGCGCCAGCAGGTCCGGTCGGGCCTGGGGTCGTGCTGATCGGACCCTGGGGTCCGGTCGGGCCTGGGGTCGTGCTGATCGGACCCTGGGGTCCGGGTTCTCCCTGGGTCATCTGGATGCCAGCGGCGCTGGCGCGGGTCCAGCCCTGGCCGTCCTCGTAGGTGATGGACTCGCCGGGCGAGAGCGTCGCCGAGTAGAGGTCGATATCGTTGCCGGTGTCGTGATGGACGACGGTGACGGCCACTGATCCGCTGGTGCTGCGGATACCGAGGTACTTGACCGTCCGCTGCGTCCCCGATAAAGGTGCGGGGACGGCGGCGGTGGTGGCTGGGGCGGCGATCGTGCTGTTGGTCCTGCCGGGGGCGATCTGCCCGCTGGTGTTGTCCACCCAACTGGCATGGGCTTCGACGGTGGCGGTCGAGGTCGTCGTGATGCGCAATTCGTCGCTCGGTCCGACCAACAGGATCATGCCGTGCTCCTTATGTCGCTACCGGGCTGAACGACAGGCTCAACGTCGTCAGTTGCAGGCTGTCGCCGTTGGAGATCGATTTGTTCGTCGTCAGCGCGACGGACCAGAGGAAGGACGCGCCGCTCCACAGGCTGATGTGCGAGATCACTTCCGTGGCGGGGGCGGTGAGACCCGCGATCGCGGCGAACAGACCGCCGGACGCGTACTGCATCGATCCCGACGCGGCGGCGCTCCACACGACGGGGGTCGATAGCCCGCCCCCGGCGGTGTCCTGGGAGACGAACAGGTTGCCGCCCGAGCCGGGGTCTCCGGTGTGCATCTTGAGCACCACCGACGGGATTCCTGGGTCGGCGACATTGCGCAGCGTGTTCAGGTAGGAGTTCGCTTTTGTTGCCGATATGCCACTCATGGCGTCTCCTTCTCATCGGTCGCGGGGCGGATGACCTCGGCGTCTGCCTCGACCACCATGGCCACCGCGATACCGCCCGTGTCCTCGGCCATCTTCTTCTTCTTCTTTCGAAAGATGTTCATGTGGGTCGCTTTCCCGCGTTGCCTGATCGTTCGCGGACCATCGTGTAGTAGGCGCCCTGCACCGCCTCCCGGTCCGGGTGGTAGAACAAGTCGTCCGGGATGTTTCTGCAATTGGGGCACGTCGGCACCTTCTCCCCGCCCGGCGCCAGGTGGTCGGTCTGGTGCAGGTGGCGGATGCGGCGGTCGTACTTGATGGTCTTCTTCTCTTTGAAGAAGTGGGGCAGGACGACGGTGCGGCCGTAGACGAAATCGCACCACGGGCACTCGTCCTTGTCGGTGTTCTGGGCGATGTGCGACCTGATGTGGAGGTTCCACAGGAGTTTCATCCTGTGCCGTGGTATCAGCCGCTCATCGGTCCCGGTCATCGGTGCTCCCTTCCCGGTGGCGGGGAGGGGGTGCCTGCCCCCTCCCCGGTCCTTGTCAGGAGTCCGCGCCGGTGTACCGCACGAAGGCGTCGGCGTCGCGCAGGCCGAAGGACATCGTGGCCTCGACCCGGATGGCGAACATGTTGCGCTGCCAGAGGTTCAGGGGGCTGCCGCCATCATTGATGGTGGCCTGGTCCGACATGCTCACCGAGATGCCTCCGACAGCGCCCCATACGGAATTGCCGCTGAAGTCGCCGACGAACCCGATGGTCGGGGCGGTGGCGTCGTAAATGTGCTTGTTGCGCACCACGGAACCGCCGAAGCGGTTGTAGATGGCGTCGTTGGACGGGAAGAGCGGACGGCCCTCGGAGTCCAACTGCTCCGCCAGCACGAAGTCCATCTGGGTGCTGGACAGGGTGTGGCTGATCTCGGCGTCCTCCACCAGGGAGACGGATTCGGCGGCGGCGGCGACGGATGCCACCCCGTTGAACGGGATCTCGGTGATCCCGGCCAGGGTGTCGAACCCAGAGCCTGGGGAGGGGCTGTAGCCCAGCACGGTCTGGTCGAATTTCTTCGCGATGGCGTTGGGGAGCCGGGCGATCAGGGCCGAGTAGAGCGTGGCCAGGTCGCGGCGGAACTCGTCCGAGAACGGCACGATGAGCGCCAACTTGTAGGGCGTGACCGTCTTGTTGGACAGGGCGGGGCGGCTGATCGGCTTCTCGCCGGTCTCAGCCACCCAGTCGGCCACGGCGTCCCCGGTGATCATCGGGATGGTGACGCCCGGCCCGGTGATCGGGATGCGCCGGGACACCTGGGTGATCACGGACGAGTTCTGGACGGTCTGCCAGATCTCGTTGCTGACGGCGGGTGGCAGCACCACACCGGATGCGGTGCGGTTGACCTGGATGCCGGTCGGTGGCATGGGGACTCCTTAACGTCCGTCGGGACGGCGGGAGCCGTCCGAATCAGGCGCCCAGGGAGCGGAGGGTGGCGGCGAACTGGTCCGCGGCCGTGGCTGACGGCTGCTGCCCGGTCCTCCCGTGCCCCACGCTCGGCGGTCGTTTGACCAAGAGGGCGTACTTCTTCTTGAGAGCGGCGATGGCGTCGTGATCGACCTCGCCGTCCTCGGTGATGTACCGGGACATGTTGAGGTCTTCCACGATCGTTGACGGGTCGTCCACGATGCCGGTGAGCGCGGCCTCGATCCGTGCCGCAGCCAGGTCGCCCATCATCTCTCGCCGGATATCGGCGCGGATGGTGTCCGCATCGGTCGCCGGGACCGATTTCTTGGCCTGGTTGCGGTACTTCGCAGCCTCTCGCCGTGCCCGCTTCAGTTCTGTTCGCGCCCACTCGGGGAGATCCTCGACAGTGTTGGGGGATTCGCCCGTTGGTTCCTCGTGGGCGTCTTCCTCAGTTACTGGCGGTTCCTCCGGCGTCGCCGGTGCTCCCAGTTGGAACTCCTGCGCCATCTGGGCGTCCGGTGCTCCCATTGTTCCCGTCATTCAGCCCTCCTGGGGCGTTATCGGTTAATTGTGACTGTACACGGAACTGTTCAATTAATTGCTCGGTATAACCACCTTCTCGCAGCAATTCTGGTATAGGTACTCCCAATTGCTGTTTGAGTATCTGGGTCTCCCAGAATTCCTTATCATCCACGATTCCTGGGGGCGCCCAGAGGATCGTCGTCTCAGAGGGGGAGTTGGCGTAGGCGAGGGCGAATTCGTGGAACTCGCGCCAGGTGACCCCCAGCCGGGCCTGCCGGTCCTGCGCCTTCTTGTTGAGGGGGAAGTCCGCAGCGCGCAGCGCTGCTCCTGACGGCGGCTCCCCGCTCATGTCGAAGTAGTGCGTCGGGGTGTCGGTGACGACGGAGAGTTGCTTGACCAGGGACTCGATGGGCTTGAGGAAGTTGGCGGACTGGGCGACATCGAACTGGCCGACCTTGAGGTCGGCGCCGGTCAGCAGCCAGGTGGTGCCGGGGCCGGACTCGAATTTCGGCGCCTCCCGGTCGTCGTCGAAGTCGGCGGTGGCCCCGGCCTCGAAGCCGGAATCGGTCAGGACGTACCGCTGCGGGAATCCGGCGTGGTCGATCGCGGCCATCATCGTGACGGTCAGTTTGTTGATCATGTCCTGCGGGCCGTAGGAGTCGGCGTGCTCGGGCCGTCCGTAGGGCGCGGCGTTCCTGAAGTGGAAGACGGGGATGGTGCCGGGGACGGGGCTTGGGGTGCTTGAGATGGTGGCGAACTCGGCCGTCTCCGGGTCCAGGGCGTCCGCTCGTGGCTCGGAGCGCATGACGGTGGCGGTGTCGGGGGTGTAGAGGGTCAGCCAGAGGTGCTCGTCGTCGCCCAGCCAGGTGTGGATGGCGGACACCTTCTTGTTGGGGTTCTCGATGTCGTAGAAGACCCGGACGGATTTCGGGTCGTGGGAGAAGACGGTCAGTTCGGAGGTGCCCTGGTCGGGCCATGCGATCAAATAGGCGTCGCCGTAGGTGTACACGGCCTTGTGCAGGTCTTTGGCGACGATCCCCAGCCGGTTGTCCTCCCACAATTTGTCGATGGCGGGCTGGGCGCCCCTCGTGGTGGCGGTGATCCCGTTGATGACGGTGCGCTCGGTCAGCACGTCGATGGGGGTGGCGGCGTAATTGAGCCGGAACCTATCCGCTGTGGAATGCAGGAGGGCCTGGAGTTTGGATGAGGAGAATATTTCTTCGACCGTGTTGAAGTAATAGGACTCGGCCTGGAGGTACGCCGGTTGCGCGGCGGTGAGTTCCTTGAGTTCGTCCATTGTGTCAGGCTACCTGGAACTTGAATTTTGGTTTGGTCAATGGTTTCCAATACCTGGCGCCGATGGCGACGGCGTCCATCATGTCATCATGGAGAGCGCGGGGGAAGTTCAGCAATTCCTCCACCAGGGGGCGGTCGAAGATACCGGTCTCGTGCAGGACGCGGCCCCGCTGGTAATGCTCAAGGAGTTCCCCGGCCCGGACGTGCTTGGGGTCCGTGGAGAAGGTCTCCCGTATTTTGACGGGGAGTCCCGCGAATATTTCTCGCCACACCTCGCCTCCCTGGTTCGTCTCTACAAGTAATACCCTTATTTCTGGGAATTTGTGGAGAATCTGCTCCACTTTCGCGCGGAGTTGGCGTCCGGGGAGTTTGACGCCCTCGATATGGCGGATATGGATTCTGTTGTCGAGGAAGGACTGGACGCAGAGGCCGGAATTGTCGGATGTGGTCTTGGATGTGACGGCCGGGTCGAGGGTGAGGATGGTGCGGAGTTTCGCCTCGTCCGGGGTGGGGCCATAGATGATGTCCTCGGGCGACCAGTACAGGCCATCGACGCCGACCGGTGAGTTCTGGAAGTTCTTGGCGAATGCTCGGGTGTGGGCGATCGACCGCAGGAATTGGACGGACCACTTCTCGGGCCAGAGGGATTCCGGCTCGCCGTCGGCGCCCTGGTACAGGGCCTTGTGGTGGATCGTCGTTATCCCCTCGTCCCTGATCCACGGCTCCTCGTTCAGGACCAGTTGGTGGACGATGGATTGGGGCATCGTGACGGTTCCCACGATCAGGACTCGGGCGCGCTCGTTGAGGGGCAGGATGACCTCTACCAGGGTCTGCAACCGGCGCTCGGCCATGTACGCGGAGTAATTGGACTCGCCCGGCTCGATGTCGTCCAGGATCAGCAGGTCGGGGCGGGAAGCGCCGACCTTCAGGCCCAGGGATGATGTGTCGGCGCCACGGGCGGCGAAGACGAACCCGGACTTGGCCATGTACATGGCGCGGGTGTCGGTGGTGCCCGGCGTGGTCAGGTCCGGGTAGTCGTTCTTGAGCAGGTCGTTGTTGGCGAGTTCATGGCGGAAGGTGGCCAGGTGGGTCTCGGCCTGGCTGGCCGTGTCGGCGAACGCGGCGGTGAAGGTGGAGTGTCCGTGCGCAGCCGCCCAGAGCGGAGCCACCAGGAACCACGTGGTGGACTTGCCGGTCTCACGGGGCGCCACGAAGGCGTGCCGCCACCCTCGTGGGGCTGGCGTCGGCCCGGCCAACTCCGACATCAGGGCGTACCAGTCGTCGTGGGCCTTCGCGAAGGAGATGATGTTCTCGCCGTCCCGGAGGTGGTGGGACAGGTAGATCAGCGCGAACAGGGCCGGATCTCGCTCCGTGATCGCACGACGGCCCTCGGGGTGGAGCAGGAGTTGCTCCGGATGCTTCATCAGGATGTCCGCCGCCCGCATGCTGTGATCCTATGCGAGGGCCGGTGCTTACTTGTTACTTTATCCGGTGGGTCGATACTTTATCGGGTGGATTACTTGTTAGTTTAACGAGTTAATATTGTTGGGGGAAATTTTGGTGGGGGATTGGTGGGGGGATTACTCTTTAGTTCTTCTGGGGGGAAATTTGGGGGAGTGTATGGGGATAGCCCTGGCCGTCTAGCACCAGAAAACCCCCCTTCGGGGGTCTACTGGCACTAGGCGCGCTATCAGCGGCGGGCGGAGTAGTCGTCGAGGGTGAGGGCGGCGGCGCCGAATGCGAACAGCATGCCAGCGATGAGGCATGCGGTACCGGCGTTGAATGCGGCGTCGGATGCCAGCACGTGGCCCCAATCGAGGATCGTGCCGCCCATCAGAGCGACAACAGCGAGGGATGAGAGGTAGGAGAGAGCGTTGATGACGATGAACAGCGCGGAGGCTTTGAGGGAGGCAGTAAGCATGGGGTTCCTTTCATGGGGTTGGCTTCTTTGCCAACACTGTAAGTCTAGCACGATCTAGTACCAACGGTGACCAAGTATGGTCAGGTATGGTGTGAGGTACGTCACAGGGGATCGAGCATGGTGTGAGGTACGTCACAGGGGATCGAGCATGATCAACTTGTGCTCGATGCCCATTACTGGTAGTCTTAGGGTGTAGTTGATACTGGGCAAAGAAAGGATAGATATGGCTGATATTGACCCTTTTTCACCCGTGTGTTTTTATGAGTTGGAAGAATTGTACAAGGATGCGGAAAGGTTCCTCAGGGGGATAGACAACGTCGGCCAAGAATTCTTGGCAGACGCCGATATCGACTATTCCGACAAGTATGGGAACCTCTTCTACGACTTGTCTGTGGAATTGTGCCCGGAAATGGACCACGGCTGCGCCGAATGGTTGTGCCTATTCAAGGAACAATGCATCGCAGGGTTGGCATCAATTCTTATGGAAATGGGAATTGTTGTCACGGAGAATGCTATCCGGCTGCGAATACCGGCGTAATTACCGGGCCGGGTGTGATAGCCGTCACACTCGGCCCGGTGGTGGTTTACAAGTTATCGTGGTAGACTTACAAGTAAGCGGTCGGGGAGTCCGGCCCAAGGAAGGAAGATCATCATGGATACAGACCGACCCGTGTGGAGCACCAACACATTCGGTGGCCGCACCCTGCACCACACATCCTGCTCGGGGAGCGTCCTGCTCGTGCGCAAGCACCCCTTCCAGCGGGGCGTCTGGGAGTGGGCCGTCGTCGATCGCGGCTCGGATTGGGTGGCGATCGGGTTCGGGGAAGAGCAGTGGTGCTTCCTGGGACTCCCGGAGTCGGGGTCGTCATGGAGTTGCGGCGAGGCGAAGTTCATATCCCACGCGCACGACCTCAGGCGAGTTGCTGCAGCGGCATAGCCGCGATCCTGGGCCGGGTTGGTCATATAGTGCCAACCCGGACCGGATCGCCTCCTAGGCCCACTTACGGGCCTTCTAGGGTGTGGTGCACGTCACTGCATCCTAGTTGTACTACCTGGCTACAAATGGTACTCTTTAGGTGTGGGTCGGAGAGTCCGGCCCAAGGAAGGAAGATCATCATGGATACAGACCGACCATCGGACGGCACGACCGTTGACGCGGGAAGCCTCACGTGGCTGCTCCGATCAGCAATGCGGTGCGCCGACAACGAGGGGCACCTCGCCGCGATCCGGCTCCGGGTATCGCCGGGATCGATCATCGCCGAGGCGACGGACCGCTACGTGTACGGGTCATTCACCGCGCCGACATGGGGCGGCGGCGACACCTTCGAGGCCATGCTCTCGCTATCCGAGGCCAAAATGGCGATCAAGGCGCTCAAAGGCAGGAAGGGCCGGACCGTCCTCGGGTTCCACGACTACACGATCCTGGCGGACGGCGAGGCCATCACGACCGCATCGCACTACACGCAACTCCCCCCGCTCACCGATATCGAACGGATGTTCGCCCCCGCCCAACTGCCGCTCCCGGTGAGTTACTCCGCATACACGATCGGGCTGCTCGGCGCGATCAAGTTGCCCGGCGACGAGGACACGCGTTGGACCG